ATCCAACACTGTTTCACCTGGGTTAATCCTTGATTGTCTACCACATTTAAATATCCGTTGCCATGGCAATTGTCGCATGTTTTTGTTTGTTTTGTAGGTACTATTAAATCTTTCATGCCCATTATTTATTCCATTTCATCTGTACCATATCTTTCTTTGACGATTTTTAAATAAGCTTTAGCCATTTTAGGTGTAAAATTACCTTTAGCCCGGTTATAATTCCAGCAAGTAAAAATTAAGTTTTGAGGACTGTACCCCATAGAATTAAGTATCCGATCTTTGGAAACATTGGTTTCACACCTCTTAAATTTTCCTTTTTCATTAAACAATAATTTCGTAGTCATTTCAACGCCTGTTGCAGGGCATTGCATGCCAGTAATCTTTTTTTGTTCCAGCCAGTGACTATAAAAATCATCATAGTCTTTAAAAGAATTATGCTTGCCACTATTCTTGACAGACTGCCACAATACTCTCATAAAACCCCTTTCACTGTTAAGACGTCTTTTAGTAGATTCTTCATACTTTTCTTTATTGTTTTTTCTCCATTCTAATGTTTGCTCTACCGAATGTTCTTTATTTTTCTGATACCATTTTTTATCGTATTCTTTTTTGAGCTCTTTATTGTTTAAACAGTATTCTTTTTGATGTTTTCTTCGCTGTTCTATATTTTTATATGGCATTTTTTATCGTTCATTTATTCTTTCTTTTTCACCGGCGAGATCTTCCATCGACTCTTGGCTGTACGCCAGCCGTTCTTGGAAACATCCCAATACCTCTTGCACAAGTTCCCGGTGCTTTTTGCCGTGAACTCATACTGCATATCCGAGTTCGAATCGTAGGGCCTCTTGAGCCTTTTACCGTCCGACTTGGAATAATAGCTTATAGTGTGTTTATTCATATAGTTTTGGTCTTCCTCCTTTTTTACCCATGGCAGCATAATAAGAATTTCTTGTTAATTTTTTTGGTCTTCCTCTTTTTCGTTTAGATCCTTGACGATAATGAGACGTAATGGGCACATCTACATTCCATCCATTTGCTCTTAAAATTATTTTTCTAATTTTGTGTTGAACATACTCAGGATTACGTCCAGCCATTTCACAGACGTGTTTGAAGTGAGAGCCCCCGGCCATAAAAAAATGACGCGCTGCTTGACGATTATAACCGTAAAGATTTTTATGAGGAATGTTTGCCGGTCTCGTTATGTCTAGTCCTGGAGGACCTTTACAGGCGTCTAAGACAGCCCTGCAAAGGACTGCTACCCAAAGATCCTTCTCAGGAAGAGTTACTCGGCCCTCGTCAATTGTTTCGGCAGCGTGTCCTATCCAACTTGTAAAACTATTTACGGCTCTTCCCATTTAACTTTCGATCTTTCTCTGTTGCTAGTGCTTCAACCGTTTTACTGATGGACAATTTTGCATCCGGCAATAAAGTTTTGGACAACCTAACCAAGGTGTTATAAGTTGTGTGTGTTAAAGATACGTTTCGATATTTACTAATGTCTGTCATGTTTTCTTTCCTTTTAGTTTAGAATATAGGATTTTACGTATAGGATGTCAAGATGAAATATATATTAATAATATGGGTGTGTTCATTTATATCAGGTACAAGTCAGTGCCTTCCTCCTATGGAATTCACTACTATGTACGATAGCTGGTATGAATGTTCGAGAGAGGCTCATACACAATCTAAAAAAATATTGGCTAATATGGGTTTTAAAGTGGTTAATGATGCTAAGCTAGCAACGAAGTATAATTGTAGATCAGTTCACATTTATTGACAATGTGGCAGAATTGTGGTAAACTCTAATTCTCACCTTTAATACCTATCCTATCTCCCTTTAAGGATAGGTTTGCAATACCAACCTGCGACTCCTACAGTAGAATCATTTAAAACCCAACCTTGATCTTTCCCTTTTTCCTCAGGTCCGTGGTACGTGGCTATTTTTTCAAGAATCTCGTAACCCTTACTAAAACAGTCGGGATTAGTTCTTTTATCAGCAGTAAATGTGAGCAGAGTCCCCGTCGCTAGTATCATTATTATTTTCATGTGCAATCAATGCAATAATACAATCCTTGATCTCCCCATTCATTAGGTTTAGGGATACAACCACATCTAGAACAAGGAGTTCTGAAATCTTTTTTTACTTTTTCAGCCTGATCCTCTGCTGCTTTAATAGCTCGTCTAGTTTCTTTTTGGTTCGTGAACAAGTTTCCCATCGCTAAGCGTTTTCACTTGTATTTGGCCTTTTTTATTAATGTAGGTGCACCATCCACTGAACTTGGGATACTTCAATAATAGCGATTTAAATAGCTTTTTCCAGCTCATCGCCTTCATGATCTCAGCTTCGCCGCCTTCTTTCGTTATGGTGTATTCGTATCTCATTTATGTAACTCTTGATATACAGTTCTCCAACCTTCATAACTTAATCCAGGGGGGTTGTCTTTAATTAAAGCATATATCACTGGATAATTAACGAAGATCCAAAATTTAAACTTTTTGCCTTTTCTTTGTTTATATTTGCTGATCATTCTTTCCAACTTTCTATAATGTGTTCACCTGTTGAGTTGTCAACATATATTACCCATTTACCGATAGTAATATATGCTACATTTTTAGATCTTATATCAACATTAATGCCATCTTTTTTATCAGTTTTTTTCATATATTTATTTCTCTCTTTCATGCTGTATATATAGGTTTTCGTAGGACTTATGTCAAGCGCTAATGAAAATTATTTTCCCTGGGCACGATAGCGCCTAATTGGGCTGTTTTTATTGGGTCTTTTGGAATGACGTCCAGGGCGCTTGCGGTGGGTAGCTTTATGATGAACGTAACTGTAGCCTTTAGGCTTTTTGCGGGCCATCTTCTATGATTTCAAGGACAGGGGCCTTGCCTCCGAAAGAAGTAGCTGGAATATATTGAATAACTCCATTAACCTTTTGTTCAAGATCCGCTCCACAATTAGTGCAACGATAAAGTTCAGGACAAAGGGCTATAAAAATAGTTTGGGACGTGCAGGTGGGACATGTTCCATTCACCACTTCGGTTTTAAGGACCATTCCCTCGCCGAATCTGCCTTTTCCAAACATATTTTTTCCTCTCATATTTAGTCTTATCTTTAAATCGTTTGGAAGTAAAGAATCTTAATGCCCTGGCGATGGGATTCCGGCTTTTTTTCTTAGCCATAAATAAAGGTCACGCTGACCACTATTATAAACAGGGCCAGTATAATTATTTTAAATGTTTTACTTATTTTTTTCATCCTAAGACTCCACAACAACTAAATTTATCCATAAAAAAATAGTGATAAATACTAAATCCTATGGCAATTCCTGCACTTACTCCAATAAGGAAAGATATAAAAATTATCACTTCCTTTTTACTCATTTTTTTATATTCCAAATGAGAGTTCCGCCCAGAATAAAGGCTGACCAAAACATCCATGCATCATTGGCAATGAATATAAAGTTCATTATATCTATAACGTCGGTCCACATCATTAAAAAACTATATCAATTACTAGATATAATACAATGAAGATAAACATGCTCATCATTAGAACCTCAGAGGGAAAGTTAATCATTTTTTTGCAAACCATCTGTCAACGTACTTTTTACCAATATAGATTACAGCCAGGGCAAATAAGACAATAGCAATATCTACGCCCCACCCCATGCCGGTATTAATTTTGAATCCATCGGAAGAAACACCTACACCTTCAGTGATGTCGTGTTGTTCAACCATCACTGATCCCGTGTTAGGATCTATAGTGATTGTCTTGTTCATATTAGCCGCAGTTATTTTTGTCTAAATCAATCGGCTGATCGCCCTGAAAAAACCATACATAAGATGAAATCTTCGTTCCATCCTGAGTATAGGTACATTTTTTGCCTACCGAGCAGGCGCTCAGGGCAAATAACAGTGCGAGCACTAGAAATAATTTATTCATTGTTGCTCCTTTTGTTTTCATTCTCATACGTTAACGCTTCTGCGGCGTCCTTTTCTTTTGTTTGACAACACGTACCTGATTTTTCTTTTTCTTTGGTATGCGTATTGCAACATTTTGTTTCATCTATTGACATGTTTCACATTCCTTTGAGTCATCAACCGTGACTCCTTTTGAATCACACTTACACATTTGGCACGGACATATTCCAAGCATATCAGAATGATTTACCATAGAACAGTGGCATAGGCAATTACAGCTTTTGCATCTAACTTCCATAGAAACACTTAAACCACCAATCTGTAAATTTTTTCCATTGCTTGTAGATTCGTTTCTTTGGTGATCTACCTGCTACCCATGCTTCATTAAAAACAGTAGATTTATCATCAGCTTTGTATCTGCCTTTTAAATTTCTCGCACGTCTTATTCTCCAGTTAACCATCTTTAGTTTCCTCAATATTGTAGAAGAATCTATCCGAGTCTTCTGTTTTCCATTTACGACTATCCTCCACATTCCATTCACTGGTTTGAACCTTCCAATCGAAAGGAATTTCATCCCTTACGGTAAAGGAAGGAATACTCCAAATCAGTCGGTTATTGGGCTGGGCAGCGTAGTTACCATTTTCCAGAGCAATTATGTGTGCACACTTATGTTCGTGCGGAATTTCCGAATGATCCGTATCCACTATATTACTCTCTGGGTGAGCCCAGTCAACTGTAAAAAGATATGCGCCTGCATACCATTTCTTGTCTTTTCCTATGTATTTACCGGACTGACCGTCAAGGATATCAAAAGAAGTAACGCTAGGATAATAACTGAAACAATTCCAAAGCTCCAGCTCATCAAGTCGCATCCTAGGAACTTCTTTGACATTATATCCTTTTTGTATGAACGCAGAGATGGGTAAACGGTAGAAGATTGCACCATTTTCCATAACGGCATGGAATAAAATCGGACGACCAGTGATACTAGCCAATGCGAAAATGATACAGTCTTCAGCTTCTCCATGATGTTCCTTAAGATCATAGAGATACTCTCTCCTGACCTGTGCATAGGTTGCAGGAATGTTTGCATTTAAGTATGCCATCTAACATAAAACTCCTAGTTTGCTAAAAAATAAATGGCAACAATTGCTACCGCAACAGCGGCAGATGTCTTTGGATTAGCTTTTGCTAATGTCCAAAGTTGTTTCACTTTTTTCATAGTTTCCTCCTATTTGATACTACCCCAATTGGGGCCAGATTCATAGTCTACTTTGTTGGGAATTTCAAGGGTTACGGCGTTCTGCATAATGTTTTTTATTTTAGTTGCTTCTTCTGGATTATGTACCGAAATGTCTAATTCATCATGAACTTGGATGTGAGGGATAATTTTTTCTTTGTATAATTCGATCATAGCTTTTTTAGTCATATCGGCTGCAGATCCTTGTATGAGTTTATTGAGTGCTTTGTATGTATAGGCTCTTTTGATCCCTGGTCCGTGTTCCAAGAGTGCTTGATCATGTGGTAATGCTTTATGAATCCCGAACTGATTAGGTTCCCATAAAGGAAATCGGCACAATCGACCGAGTAAAGTCCTTATTTTTCCACTGTTCTGGGCACGTTGCATAACGGCGTACATCAATTGTTTTACAAAAGGAACTTTAGTATGATATTGGCTAAAAATTTCTTCAGCTTTTTCTTTATTGACCCCTAGTTCAGCTTGCAATTTATTCTTCCCCATTCCATAAAATAATCCTAGATTAATTGTTTTGGCTTGGAATCTAGGAATATTGGCCATATCAGCCACAATACTGTGAAAGTCTGCGTCTCCTTTTTTATAGGCATTTAAAACTTCTTCTACTCCAAGTAAATTTTGAAGAGAAGCATAATGCACCACCAACCTTGGCTCTTGTTGATTATAGTCAAAACAACCCCATGTATGGCCTTCCTCAGGGATAAATAAGGACCTGATCCGTGGTCCAAGATCTTTGTTACGTGCTGGAATCTGTTGTAGGTTCGGGTTACTATAACTAAATCTTCCTGTTACCGTTCCACCATTGTCTCCGCGTAATTGATTAATCTCCGCGTAGATACGCCCATTGTGCGTATGCTTAAGGATCGTATCAATAAAGGTCGTATGGGCTTTATTAATTTCTCGAGCTTTAGCAATTTTTTTAACAATAGGATCAGGGTGATTGAATAGAAAATTTTTAGTAAAACTAGGGGCTTTGGTTTTAACGGTACGATCGTAGGGAAGTTTAAGCTTATCAAAGACTTGGGCGATGGATCGAGCTGCCCAGATCTGAACGTCAACGTTCGTGCTTTGTTTTACTTCATGAAGCAATTTTTTCTCTTGTTCCATTAATGTTTCCTTTTCGATCGCTGCTTGTTCTTGATTTACACGCACTCCGAGAAACCGCATTTCAACCAAACAAGGAAAGAGTTCAGTTTCCATTTTGAAAATAGTTTCAATATCTTGATGTTCAATTTCTTTTTTTAATTCCTGCCAGAGAGCTAAGGTTAATTCAGCATCACGCTGGGCGTAAGCCCCAACATACATTGCCGGTAATTTATACATTTCTTGTTTTGGATCGACACCCCATTCTTTTGCTGCGTTATAAAGTGCTGTTTCATCTTTTCCTTGTCCTGTATAACGGCGGGCACAGTGATTAAGATCATAGCGTAATTGATTTTCGTCTACCAAGGCTGATGCAATCATGGTATCCACGACGTCCCCTCCAATGGCAATATTGCCAAGAGTCCTGATCCAGCAAATATCGTACATGGCATTATGAAAAATTTTAGTGGAATCCGTCTTTAGAACAGTTCTAAACCATTCCACGACTTTTTTTCGATCCATATTGCCACCCCCTGCGTGAGCAATAGGATAATAGCCCGACCAGTCTTTAACGGCGACCGCAATGCCTGTAATAACCCCGTCTCCTCTTACGGATCCTGATCCCATTTTTAAAAGGTTGACGTCTTTGGTTTCGAGATCAATAGCAATTTCACTGTACTTGGATAAATTAGGAAAGGTTTCTGGAGGAAGCCATTCGGTTTGCGGTGCAAAGAGAGGGGGTTGAATACTCATTTAGTTAATGTATATTCTGGAGGTAGGGGTTTGACGTTGGGTTTATCACCGTAATCTCTGTCAATAATCATATCAATATAATGTTTTGCTTTTTCTAGATCTTTAACTTCTCCTTTAGATGCATGTCTGCAAATATATTTAATAGCATTTCCTTCTGCAAAGAGCAATTTGTTCTCATTGATAAACTCACTCGG